AAACAATGTGATTTATGTTCGCCATCTAGCTTGTTAAGATGGTGGTATAATTTATAAGTTATAAATAAAAAACCTCTACTTACGTTCATATTTACATACTTTTTTGTGATTGGCTTGTAGGTCTAGCAAGATTGACACCCATTGTTGCTCGTTCATAACTTGAAACTCTGTCTCACAGCTTGTTATACGCTTGATCCTAAAAGTTAGGGTAGTTGGGGTCAAATTCTTATAGAACACTAAAAAACAAGGTATATTTAAGCGTTTAGCGACTATGTTTACCAGGGTTGTAGCTTTATATTTCTGTTTTTTGTCATAACAAGTCTCAAGAATAGCAAGTGGCTCGAAGCAATGCGGACAACATTCAATACTATCAATATCAATCATGGCAATATCGTCATATTTCCTATGCCAATCGTTGTAGCTGCCATTACTAAATGCGTATGTCCATCTAGCCATCATTACCCCATTGATCCGCCATAGCTTTAGCAAAGCCAACAAAAAATTTAGACCTATTCTTTTGTCTGTCTTTACCACCTTTATTAAACCAATTACCAGGTATCTTTGTGCTTTGTCTTTTATAAATTATATTTGTAGGTTTTAATTGAGGTAAATTTTTTAACCATAAACAAGTTTTTTTTTGAACAGGATGTCCATATTCATAAGGTTGTATTGTTTGTGTGTATTTAGGTAAGGCAAAAATTCTACTTGATATAGGATTTTCAACACAGATTTTATTTATTGATGAATTGTACAATGCCATAAAAAATTCTTTAGCTTTCAATCCTAACTTATATCTATCTTCATTTAGTTTACCTTTAGGATATAAATATCTAGCACCAGCATTAGATAAATATGTGCAAGGTGGATGAGCTATCATAAGATCCCAACCTTTATCTAAATGTTCTAATACATCTCCTTGAAAATGATTACCTGGACTTTCAGTAGGTAGTATATCACAAGACCAAGCATCATGTCCTTTAGCAGCAAAAGCATCCCTTACTATACCTGAATACTCACAAGCTACTAATACTTTCATTTTTGTTTTATAATTTGATTTGCAATTGTTGTCCAAGGATTAAGATCGTAATCTAATTTACTACAACCTGTTAAGATTATTAGTATTAATATTATAAAATATATTTTCATTTATTTTTAAGCACTAGAATTATATTATCTTTTAGTTCTATTTCTTTTTCCAAAGCAAGTATTATACCAGATTGTTTTTCTATAAATTTTTTTTGGCGTTTCAATTCAGCTTGACATTTTTTAAGTTGATCAGGACAACCTATCTCTTCAAACATTTTTGAGTTTGTCATTTTAATACTTCTATTTTTTTTACAACAGATCGTGGGTAAACTGTAGTGTTGCCAACAGTAAGTTCGCCATCATCATCAAAGCTATGCGAGGCAAATATAATTACTTTCTTTTGATCTTTATATAATAAGTAACCAATGTCATCACACCAACTATAATTTTCTTCAAGTGCTTTTTTTAAAGACATCCACTCAGGATTTGAGGTCGGATCTTGCCAATAGATACGTACTCGTTTGTATTTAAACTTATTTGCTTTCTTCATATTTCCACCATGCTTTGTAAAGATCATCAAGTGATACTTCTTTTTTAGTTACTTCCAATATCTTCTTTACCATTTTTGGTTTAGGAAATCTTTTTTCTTTACTCTCAAGGCAGTAGCGTTGTGAGTTTGTTGCTGGATTTATTGATCTAATTCCAAGCATAGTGCCAAGTGTATAATGAGATATACCTTGTTTCTTTCGCCATTCAGCTAGTGTCATTTTTCTCCTTTGTTTATTAACCTTTATGTATCTATATATAGTATATAAAAGATTTGACAAGCATTTAGATTAGCTGTAAAACAAAGAAAACAAACAAATGAAAGAATATTTTTGTAATATAAATGGCGGTTTAGGATTAGACCATTGGTCGCCAACAAGTTCATCAATGCCTTTTGCAAAGTGGATAGTCAACTATGGTTATCATACACCAAAAGAGAGAGATGGGTTCTTGATGAATTACAAACCAAGAATAGGTAATCTTACAAACAACACAGCTCAAAGATTAGTATGTGATTATAGATATTTTAAAGATAAAAAAATTAAAATAGAAAACAGAAACTACAATGAAATATACCAACAAGAACTATCTGATATAAATAAATACGAACCAATAGATGAGAAAGATAAATACGCAAGAGATCACATTGACGATTTATCTCACAGAATAATTAATCAAATAAAAAAACACCACAAAGAAATATTTAAAGATGAAAAGACTGTTGCCGAAAGATACGTTGCTCAAGCTGTTAAAAAATTATGGCACGACATAGTTGGTCGTATTGATTATGAGTCAACTCACTTGTTTAATGAATTAAAAGTAAAACCAAGCAAACTTTTTAAAAGAAAAAACAAAGATGAATATTATTGGAAACAACAAGAGCTAAGTGAAGATTTAATCTTTGATGACTATTGGAAACAAGTAGCTTTTTATTATAAATGCACAGGCAAAAAACCATTCTTGTCTTTAGTCAACGAAGATAATTATATGATACTTGATGATACACATGAAAAGATGAGAGCTGATCATTTAGAATACCAGTTTAATTTAATGACAAATAAAATTTATAGATGGGAGCAGATGATTATATATTGCAAAGGCAATCTATCTGAACTTGCTAACATAACAGAAGAGCCAGACCTTAATCACTACTACCACTATAAAGACACAACAGACAAACAAAAACAAACAATAAAAGAGCTATGGGGGTTAAACGCATGAAAAATATATATCAAAAATTACACCAAGCGTGTTTAAATGCAGGTGGCGTAAAAAAAGGAGAGAAAGTAAAAGGTATGCACTTCAATCCTTTACAACATGATGCTGTTCAAGAAGTTGCAACACAAGCATTACTAGATCAAAAATTATATCCTACTTGTAATTATAAAACAGAATCACATCAAGATCACGTCATGGTAACTTGTTTTATGACAATACATGATATTGATAAACCAGAAAACAAAATAGAGATAAATGGTTGTAGTGCTATGGGAAACTTAGATAAGTTTGGTACAGGAAACGCAATGTCATATTCAAGAAAGTATGCTTTCTTAAATTTATTAAATTTAAAAACAGGTATTAAAGATGAAGATGGATATGAAACAAAGTTATTTAAGGAACAAGATCAAGAATACAAAAAAATTCCAAAACAAAATGGAAAAAAGAATATTAAGCTAGACATGGATCAGTTTAATATAAATCAAATAAAAGCAGCTATTAATAAAATTAATGATGCTTATGCTTTGCGTGATTTTAAAAAAGATCATCCAGAGATATTTGATCCTAACAGAATGTCAATGAGAGAATATAGAATAATAAGTGATCTATGGGAAACTCGTTTGACAAAACTTAACCAACAAGGAGTAAACTAAATGAGCGATACTAATAACTTATACATTAAGCTCGTAAGAAACGAAAAAAGAGAGAGTAGAGAACAACCAATGTACGTTGCTCCACCAAACATTGAGGCACAAAAGAATGGTAAGAATTGGACCATTGGTGCTAAAATAGGTGATACCTGGTACAACCAATGTGCTTTTGAGGAATTTGATGAGGATGGAAATCCTACAGGTGGAATTACTGTACGATTAACACCATCAAATACTGGTTCAGCATCTGCCAAGCCGAGAGGACAGCAATCATCTTTTGCACCGAGTAAGTTTGCAAAAGGTCAAGGATCAGGATATAACAAACCTAACTACAAATACTAATTTAGATTTTGTGGTTGAATGGCGTGGCGGAAGTTTTTTTCAGAGCAGCGAATCATATTGCCTCTTCCCTTTCTATAGGCAATGCTCCCTCTTTATTTGTTTTCTTCTGCCATGCCTTTAAATAAATGACACTTGGATTTGGCATAGGTATGTTTGGTTATAATATGATCTGTCTTATGATAGGTCTTACCATTGCATACTACATAATAAAAAACTTAAAATGAAAATCACAGACATTGATAAAGAAATTAAGAAAAGAATTGTAGCTGATAGGCAAAAAGAATATGGCGATTATCAATACAATTTTACTATACTTGCAGAGCTTTTTACCTTAATATTAGCACCCAATTTAAAAAAAAAATTAAAGCCACACCAGGTAGGTCAGCTTATGATGACACTTAAATTATTCAGAAGTACCAAGGGTTATAAGGCAGATAACTATCACGACCTATCT